TGTAGTTATGAATATGATTTTGTCTATGGAGCTGAAAGATATAGGGTAGATGGCAAGACTTTTGTTTGGCCTGATGTAACAGATATCCCCTTAGAGGAGCAGAAAGAAAAAGACAAAGCTATTGCTTCTGCAAGGAAGAATTATAACTCAAATAATTAGGCAGGTGATTGTGTATTAGTTGGAATGACTATCACAGGGAAGTTAATGAAAAACACGCTAAGTTTTTAATCAGTATTGGTAAGGTAAATAGCATTTTAGATGACTGTCCTTATTGCCAGCTACCAATAGCTGACTGTAGACACTGGACAGAAGAGGCTAAGTTACAACTGAAGGGTGGTAAGTATTTATGATTTGGATGATTGGGAACCATTATCTCAAGGGTAGAATGGCAATACCTATAGATGAAGATGATGATATACATGAAGTACATAAAGAGCTAAAAAAGAAAATGAAGGTAGAAGATATTGTTAGAACAGACCATGAGCTAAAGGAGGAGTTAGACATTGAGAGTTAGTAACGATTTATTAAAAAAGATAGTGCTTGCCTTAAAAGATGGCAATATTGAAGAAGCTTTAGAGTTATCTGAAGATGTACCATTAATTATAGATGTAAATACTGATGAATGGGAGTTTGCTGAAGGCAATGTACTTACATTAAATGACCTAACAGAAACTTTAATCAAAAGGGAGGAAAATAAGCGTGGATAGCGAAACAATTCTTGACTTAATAAAAAAAGAGCTTGACACTTTCAAAGAGACATACCCTAATAATGAGCCTGCTATAATTATGGGGAATAGTACATATAAAGTTTTCTTAGAAGAGTCTCAAAGAAGGCTTATGAGTGATGATATAAATGTTGCTCATGAGCCAATCACAAATTATTTGGATTGTAAGATATATGTTGTTGATAGAGATAGTTACTTAAATATTTTAAAGGAGAGTGATGTAGTTGGGTAAGAAGAGCTATAAATGCCCTAGATGTGGTTCAATGTATCCTAGAAGAGTATGGAAAAATGCAAAGAGCATATATGGTACTTTTTATTTCTGCCCTGATTGTGAGACCAAACACCACTGGAATGACCTAAGAGTGGTGAGGCCTAAAGATGTATAAACAACTAGAATCTGATTTTACAAAAGACAAGATAGAGGATGGGGAGATATGGATAGTTGACTTGATGACAGCTATTTTTGGGGATAGAACTACAGCTAGAAAAATGATTAAAGATGAAGAGTTAGAGATTACCCTTAACAAAGAGCCATTGCCAACTAGGATAGATACAGATATTGAGATACAGCATAGTGATGTTGTGGGGATTAGAGACCACAATGTAAGAATTATGCTTAAATAAATGTAAATTATTACAAAGAATCTTTAGTAATGGTTGAAATTTTATACTCAAATGTGTATAATAATAGTAGAAGGGATAAAAAGAGCAGGGAAACCTGTTCTTTTTTTACCATCATTCTTAGTAATACTTTACAGTGGGGGTGATATATTATTAAAAATCAGTTAGATGATATTGATATCAGCCTTAATAAGTTTGAAAAAGAGCTGAAGTATATAGAAACACCTGATACAACATCAAGGGCAGAGCTTACTGAAAGAAATGGCTTCCCTTACATAAATGAAACACTAATGGAACTATTGATTGAGAATCAGAAAGTACCATCACCCTTCGATGTGTTTGTTCGATACTTACATAATAATGAGGGTGACTACAATGTCAAAGAAGCTTTAGGTAGAGGGTTTAAACGCCAACTAAGAGACAGAGTTTACAGGGCTTATTACTCATTAATAAGGGAGATTCACTTCGCAATGATGCTTAGTGATTTAGACTTAAAGGTTGTTTACAGCACTGAGATAGACTTGGATAAAGGTATTGATGTGTTGATTGACAATCAAGGAATTACATATGGTTTACATTTATTTTTAGATAGTAAGAGAAGCATTCAGCATAGGCAAAGAAAAAAGAGGTCAGAGTATGATGTTGATGTCTCAATTGAAGTACCATTCACAAGTGGTAGAGCAGTTGGGGGTTTTGACCTTTATACTACTGAGTATATTGTTGATGTGCTGGAAGAAATAATTAAATATCATGGAAAGGTGGCATAATATATGCAAAAAGTTGTTGCTATTGGTGGTCATGCTGAACATGGCAAGGATACATTGGCAGATATGATAAAAGAAAAATTAGAAGAGAAGGATGAAGAGGTTGCAAGGTATGCTTTTGCAGAGTCCTTAAAAATGATTGCAGAATCTATATTTGATTGGGATGGGAGCAAAGATAAATATGGTAGAACCCTACTGCAAGAGTTGGGTAGTTTTGCAAGAGAATATATTGATGAAGACTTTTGGGTAAAAGATGTAGCTGAACAGATTGATGCTTTTAAAAATGCAGTTGACTATCATCTTATCTCAGATTTAAGATACCCAAATGAAGCAGAGTATTTTAGGGAGAATGACTATGATAACTTAATAGTTAAAGTAACTAGATTGGATGAAGATGGTAATCTTTACTCAAATTCCCTCTCAGGGGAGCAGAAGGGGCATCACAGTGAAACAAGCATTGACCTTATTGATTATGACCTACATGTAGTTGCTGACTCGCTAGACACCCTTGAGGAGTCTGCAGAAAAGATTACAGAGATGATAACTGAAGGAGAGTAATAGTATGAGTAAATTTATTCACTTACATAATCATACAGCTAGAGGGTCACTTCTTGACTCTATGGTAAATACAGAAGAGCTGGTGAAAAAGGCTAAAGAACACGACATGCCAGCTATAGCAATCTCTGACCATGCTACTTTATCATCTTTTGTAAGGTTTTATAAAGTTTGCAGAGAGCATGATGTAAAGCCCATCTTTGGTGTAGAGATGTACATGGTAGATAACATAAATATTAAAGATAAAGATGAAAAGAAAAACCACTTATTGTTGTTGGCTAAAAACAAGAAGGGTCTTAAGAACTTATTTAAGCTTATCACAATAGGTAATAAGCACTTCTACAAAAAGCCTAACATAGATTTTGAGACATTAAAGAAACATAAGGAGGGCTTAATCGTCTCTTCTGCATGTCTAGCTGGTAAGGTTTCACAGCTGGCATTGAGTGAGCAATATAATGAAATGGAAGAGACTATTAAGAAGTATAAAAATGAGTTTGGTGATGATTTCTATTTGGAAGTTATGGCTAATAAGATGGATGACCAAATTCAAGCTAATAAAGTGATTGCTACTGCAAGCAGGAAATTTAATGTGCCAACAATTGCTACAAATGACCTACATTATTTAGAGAAAGATGATTATGAGACTCATGATGTGTTGTTGGCTGTCCAAACTCGTGCAAAACTAGATGATGAAGATAGGTTCAGATTTTCAGCTAATGAATTTTACTTCAAGGATTATGAGGAAATGAAGCAGGGGTTATTCAATGGTGAAGAGCAGTTTAATGGTTTCGCTGAACAAGCATTAGCCAACACCCTAGAAGTTGCTGAGAAGATAGAGAAGTTTGAAATACAGTTAGGTCAAACTAATTTCCCTGAGTATGAAGTGCCTGAAGGGTATGACCCTGATAGTTACCTAAAAGCAGTTACCCATCACAGATTAAAAGACCTTGTGAATAAAAAGGGAGTTGACTATGAGGAGTATAAAGAAAGGTTAGAGTATGAGCTAGACATAATCATAGAGAAGGGTTTTTCTACATACTTTTTGATTGTAGCTGATGTAATAGGTTGGGGGAAGAAAAATGATATCCTATTCAATTTTGGCAGGGGGAGTGCTGGTTCAAGTCTTGCTTCTTACCTGCTAGGAATAATTGAAATTGACCCTATAAAATATAACTTGGTATTTAGTAGATTCTTAAACAAAGAGAGGGATTCTGACCCTGATATTGATATAGATACAAGCAATGAAGATAGAGAAAGAATTATTAATTACCTGCAAGAGAAATATGGTAAAGAGTATGTAGCACAGATTTGTACTTTTGGTACTATGTCAATGAAGGCTGTAATCAAAGATGTTGGTAGAGTAATGGGAATAGACTTTGACATTCTCAATGATGAAATTGTGCCTCTCATTGATGATGATGCAGATGGCTTACAAGATGCCTTAGACCAAAGCTATGAGCTACAGAAGTATAAAGAAAGATATCCTGACTTATTTAAGCATGCATTAAAACTTGAAGATATGCCTAGACATTTCAGTAAGCATGCAGGTGCAGTTGTTGTCTCACCTAAGCCAATTACTGACATAGCACCATTGTCAAAGGTTAAAGGTGACATGATAACTCAAACTGAGATGCATGACTCTGAGGATTTAGGGATGCTTAAGATTGACTTCTTAGGGTTAAAAACCTTAGACCTAGTTAAAACTACAATTAAGTTTGTACATAATAGAGATGATTTAGATAAGTTTGATTGGATTCCAACTACAAAGAATCTAAAGAACATAAATCTTGAAGATAAAAATGTTTATGAAGGTATTTATAAATCAAAAGATGTGAGTGGGGTTTTTCAGGTAGAGTCAGATTTATATAGACAGTTGCTTGACAAGATGCAACCTGAAAGCTTTGAGCAAATAATAGCCTTACTTGCTATTGGTAGACCATCAATACTACAGGCTGACCTAGACCAAACTTATATTGATAGGTTACATGGTCGTGAAGAGCCAGAGTATCCTCATCCTGATTTAAAGGAAGCTTTAAAACCTACATTTGGTATTATGCTTTATCAGGAGCAGGTACTTGAAACAGCTAGGACTATTGCAGGCTTTAGTTATGGTGAGGGTGATATTTTACGCAGATTGATTGGGAAAAAGAAGCCTGAAAAACTAAAGAAAATGAAAGATAAATTTGTGAGTGACTCAATAGAGAATGGGTACACAGAAAAATTTGCCAATGAGATATTTGAGCTAATTGAATACTTTGCTGGTTATGGATTTAATAAATCTCATTCAACAGCCTATGCAAAGTTAAGTTATGTGACAGCATACTTAAAGCACTACTTTTCAACAGAGTTTTACGCTTCATTATTAACACTGGAGTCAGATAAGTCTCCTAAAGATAGTAAGATGAATCAGTACATAAGTGAGTGCTATCAAAAAGAGATTGAGATTAAACCTCCACATATTAACAAAAGTGCTGAAGATTTTAATGTTGTGGATGGAATTATTCGCTTTGGGCTTAGGAGTATTAATCATGTTGGTGACTCAGCTCTTGAAGATATCATGGAGAAGAGACCATTTGATGATTTCTTAGACTTCTATGAAAGAACAAACTCAAGAGTGGTCAATAAGACTGTAGTTGAAGCATTACTGAAGTCAGGAGCTTTTAACTGGTGTGATTATGACAGAAATGAATTAATCCATTGCTATTATGAGTTAAGAGACAATGATATGGTTCAACAGTATTTAATTCCACAATTTGAGCCAACTACAAAAAAGGATGTAATGATGTATGAAAGAGACTTGCTAAGCTTTTCAATCACCCATCCTTCTAAGTGGGAACAGGCTCAAACTGGAGATAAAATACTTTATGAAGGAACAATAAGAAACTATAGAGGTCACACTACAAAGGGTAATCATCAGATGGCATTTTTTGACTTAGAGTTTGATGGTGGCATTGTTGATGTGGTTGTGTTCCCTAAGAGATTTTATAAATACAGAGAGAATTTAGAGAATAATAAAGATATTAAAATACTGGGAGAAAAAACAGAGAATAACTCATTAAAACTAATTGGGGTGAAGTAATGGAAGAAGAAGAGCTTGAGAATCTTGAGTACAATATTTATGAAGATATTATAGAGGATGCTAATAATGGAGATGAGATTGCTTCTTCAAAAATGGTTGCAATCCAAATTGGTAATTTTTATCAAACGCTCCTTGAAGAAGGAGTAGGTGAAAACTTAGCCTATGAGTTAACATTTATGTTTGCTAGCCAGCTTATGGGTGTGGAAGATGATGGTATTCCATTCTAAATAATGGATAATGTCGCATAATATAAATTATATGGACATTTAAAATTGATGTTTTATAACTCAAGTTAGCATTATTAAGATATAGGGAGGATTAGAGAGCCTCCCTCCCCTTGATTTTATTGAATGTGAACTATTAAATAAATCAGCTTAATCTTAGCTGAGAGCTTCTCAAGTGCTAAGAGAGTTTATAATTAGGTTATAGGGGAAAAATTAATATAAATGTGAATAAATAAAATACATAGTACAGTAATAAGTTTTTAATAATAATAAGAGGAGAGATAAGATGTTAAAAATAGCAACATTATTAATACTTGCACTTCAAGTTATGGGTAGCCTTTCTCTTTTGGGGAAAGCTGTCACTGGTGAGAGAGAGTACAAACATAAAGACTCTTCTGACTTTTATGCTGAATTTATAGTTAGTTTACTTTGGATAGCTTGGTTGGTAAATATTGCCAGCAAGCTTCAATACATATAAGGGGGGGTAATTAATGGCAACAGAGGTAAAACCACAAGCAGAACTATTAGATTATTTAGGGGATTCAGAATTAAATGTGGCAACATCAGCTAGGTTAACTCATTCTGATAAATCACCTGAAGAAATAAAAGGAGATATGAGTGAAGAGACAAAAGAGAGAATGGTCAAGTATATGATTGAGCTAGGACATGATTCAACATTAGAAAATTCCTTCTTTTACTTTAAGATTAGATGTTCTAGGGTTGCTAGTCACCAGCTAGTGAGACATAGAATAGGGGTGAGCGTGGCACAGCGTAGTCAACGCTATGTAGAAGAAGATGATTTTGAGTTTATTGTTCCACCAACAATTAAAGGGAATAAAGCAGAATATGAAATGTTTATAGACCATATGGAATATAGTCGTAACCTCTATCAGCACTATAGAAGTGTTGGTATTCCAAAGGAGGATGCAAGGTTTATTCTGCCACAAATAGCAACCTACTTAACAGTAGGGTTTAACGCTAGAGCATTGAGACATTTTCTAAAGTTAAGACTTGATAAAACAGCTCAATGGGAAATTCGCCAGCTGGCAGAACAAATGCTGAAGCAAGTTAAAGAAGTAACACCAAACTTATTCCATGACCTTGAATTACAGGAGGAGAATAATTAAATGGGGCAAAAAACATATACAGTCTTAGACACAAGTGTTCTTTTAGATAATCCTAATGTTTTATATGAAGTAGACAATCCACTCGTTCCATACTGTGTTCTTAGTGAGGTTGATGACAAAAAGACTCATAAGTATGTTGGGTTTAAAGCTAGAGAAGTTGTTAGAACTATACTAGGCTCAGATAGGATTGAATGTACTGAGCTAGATGTATCTGCTAAAGAAACAGATGATAGATTAGTTAGAGTTTCAATTGAGGACAACATGAGAATTATTACTAATGATGGCGCATTGCATATGAAGGCAGTAGCAATTAATGGAGATTCTACATATTATGACTTAGAAGATGTTGAGCAATATACAGGAGTGAAAAAAGTTTCATTCCCTGCAGAAACAGTTAATAGATTGCACGACAACCATCAGGCAAGTAATCCTTTTGATGATTTATATCAGAATCAATTTGTAACAGATGGAAGGATGATAGCAAGGCACTATGAAGATGTCTTATATCTTGTAGGGAGGAATACAACAGTCAGAGGTATTAATGCTTTAAATGATAGGCAGTTAATGGCAACAGATTTAATTTACGACCCACTGGTAACAGTTGTGTCTATGCTAGGGTCAGCTGGAACAGGTAAAACTAGCTTGGCTATTAATGGAGCTATGGACTTAGTTCAGAGTAACTCTTTTGAAAAGATAATCATAAGTCGACCCAAAATACAAAAAGGTGTCAATGAAGAAAAGCTAGGGTATTTATCAGGTGGTATTGAGGAAAAGTTATCACCATTCCTACAGCCATTCTTTGATAACCTAAGTAAAGATAATAGTCTTAACCTAATTGAAACTGAGCCACTTAGTATGGTGCAAGGTAGAGACTTAGAAAATAGTATTTGGATAATCACAGAGTTTCAGGATGTTAGACCACAAGATGTAGATGGTATTGTGGAAAGAGTTGGAAAAGGAAGCAAGTTAATTGTAGAAGGTGATATCAACCAAACATCAAGAAGCTACTTAAATAAATTTAATAATGGTTTGCTGTTTTTGGCAAATAACCTAAAAGAATCAGAGTTAACTAGTACAGTAACATTGGATGAAGTAATGAGAAGTGAGACAGCTAAGTTAGGTAAGCAATTAAGGGAGTGTAGATAATGTTTAAAATACTTTTATCGTTAATTAATTATACAATTGAAGGTGCATTTTTTACTTTGGTCGCTATGTCTATTGCACAGGGTGACTGGTGGTATACATTCAGCTTCTCCACTTTATTAGTCTTTTGGTCAATTGCAATTTATTTTGCAATCACAGGGGAGTAGATATTATAAATGACTGAGACAGGAGAGATTATAATAGATATAAAAGAAAATGGAGAAAATCGTTACAATGACCTATGGGAACAAGTTAAGAGGTTAGTTTTTAGTATTGCCTTTGACTATGCAAGGAAGTATGATTTTGAGTTTGATGATGTGAAGCAAAATGCTTATATAGCTTGGAAGAGTTTGTCAGAAGGTTTTAGTATGAATAAGATGACAGAAGGGAACATTGAATCCAACTACATAAGTTACATAAATAAGTATTTACCTAAAAGACTACATAATTATGCTGAAGATTACTCAATATTTAATGATTGGAAGATTATATCTTATGACCAATTTAGTGACCCTTGCTTCCTTTCAGATGAACTTGTTGATGAAGGACATGGGGAATTAGATGATACAGTTGTAATGACCATTGAGAATAACCTAGATAAGTTGACTGAGAAAGAAAAAGAAACTTACTTCTTGCTGAAGGAAGGATATAGGCAGGTGGATATTGCAAATAAATTAGATTTAGCAAGGTCTACAGTCCATGCTCGCAAAGAAAGATTATTTAAAAAAGTTAAAAAGATTGCAATGTAATGTCTAACAAAAGTCAGGCACCCCATGTTGTATGTTAGTGAAATTTGACAGCGATATATCGCACCAACTAAAAAGGGTGCTAATATACAAAAATAGATTATATATAATGTAGAGTTTTTTAAGAAGTAACTATGGAGAGAGTAAGTTAAAGAAAACACTTACTCTCTTTTTTATAATATTAAAGTTTTCAGAATATTAAAATAATTGAGGTTAAAGTATGAATAGCTTTAATGGGAACATGGCTGAAGTTACATTTTTAAAGCAAGCAATGGAGAAAGGTTATACAATATCTAAGCCTGTAGTTGGCGAATATAAGTATGATTTCATTGTGGATAGCCATAAACTATATAGAGTACAAGTAAAGTCAACAAATAATTTTTCAGAAAGAAATTCTCGCTATAAGGTAAATGTAGCTTATGGTGGAGATACTAAGAGGGTTTATACAGCTGACCAAATAGATATATTTGCAATCTATGTGAGGGAAAGAGATGAGTGGTATTTGATGCCAGTTAATGATGTAAACACTAAAACTCTTAACCTATACCCACATAGAGAGAGCAATGGTACTTTTGAAAAGTACAAAAATAAATGGGATATTTTCTCAAGGTAAGGTGATTGTTTTTGGCGTTTTCTTCATGGAAATATAAGAAGTATAAAGAGGATGTAATGAGTGATGAACTTATTGCAGATGCTTTGGAATTACTCAAAAAAAGATATGACAAAATGGCTAATTGGTTACAGGAGAATGACCCTGTAGATAAATGCCCTGAGTGTTCCTCTACTGAGATAAAGTATGTGCATGATGGAGCTATCTGTAAAGAGTGTGACCATAAGATTAACGAGAAGGTTCCTTATCCTGTGAAGGGTGGAGTTGTCGCTAGTCGTAAGATGGAAAGCGTAATTAAAGAGGTATTCGCTAGTCGAATGGAAGAACAGCGAAGAACTGAAGAGCCTCCTGAAGATGCTTTAGCCAGTATGCCTTTTGAGATAGAAGGGTTTGATACTGGAGAGTACACTGAGGAGCAGGTCAGATACCTCAACAAAAGATATAAGACTCTACTTCAAGAGAACAATATCCAAAATGAAGTTGATAAGTTTTATGTACGCTCTTTGGTAGTTAGGGAATTAAAACTAATGATGTTAGAGAGAAGAGATGCTGTCAAAGGTAATGTTGATAGTATGGATATCAAAAGGCAATATAAGATTTACAATGATTTATCAGATAAATTAAAAGCTAATCGTTCTTCTCGTTCAGATACTGAAGAGGAAAGCTTCTTCTCAGATATGGAAGATATGCTGGAAGAAGAAGATATGGAAGATATTCTTGCTCAATACAATAAAGAAGAAGAAGCAAGAAAAGAATATAGAGAGAAGGCGAAAAAGAGAAAAGAGGAAGTAGGAAATCCCTACTAAGAAATGTGGTGATAGGTATTGAAGGATGATAAAAGAAAAGAAGTATATAAATTAATAGAGGCATCCAAATATAATCCTGTAATTGGAGCAGAGAGGTTACTTAATCTTGACCTTCCATACCATCAGCAAGACATGCTCAAGAGAGGATGGACTCACAAGTTCCCTATTTACTTGTGTAGCAGGCGTACTGGAAAGACATTTGTAATGGCTATTATGAGTGCCTTGAAAGGTAGTTTGTATCCTCAAATAAAGATAGGAATTGTTGCTCCTGTATTTAGACAGGCTAAAACAGTTTTTCTTGAGATAGTTGACCTTATTAAGCGAAGCCCTTTTTTGCAGGCTCAAATAGATGGTGAGCCAAAAAGAGGAGCTTCAGAGTGGACTATTTCATTTAAGAATGGAAGTATTATTACAGCACTTCCATTATCAGATAATATTCGTTCAAAAGGATTCAACTTCATAATCATTGATGAGTATGGTTATGGAGATAATATGAATCAGATGGTAGGAAGAATTATTGAGCCTATGGTTTTTACAAAAAGAGAGATTAAAGTAAATGGTGATGTCCACCCTACAGACATAGGTAACCAACTACTAATTGCTTCTACAGCAACTTTTAAATTTAATGATTACTACAAAAAACTTAAAGAGTATGAAGAAAAAATGGATGAAGGCAAAGACCAATATGATATTATTTCATATGACTACAGAGATGGTCTTGAGTCAGGAATATTTGAGAAAGAGCAGGTTATTGAAAAGTTTGAGAATAGTGATAGCCTAACACAGAAGATGGAGTACTTAAATATATTCCCTGATGATGAAGGTTCATTCATTAGCTATGAGCTACTACAGAAATATGCAATAGATACTGAGGAACAAATAATTAAAGATGAAGATGGAGAGGTTAAAAATGTAATCCCTCCTAAGACTCAAGTAGAGTTTGAGCAGGAAACTGATGAGCAGGGCAATCCAACACATGAATATATATTGGCATTTGATGATGCTGATGTTGGAGATAACTTTGCAATAGCAATGATTAAGATGGATGGAAGCACCAAGAGAATTGTAAGAATTGTTGCTATGAACAGTGTGCCTATTCAAGAAAAGATAATAAAAATTAGAGAACTTTTAAGGCATTTTAATATTGCTCGTATTGTTTGTGACCAAAGACATAAAAATATTAAAGATAACTTAGCAAAACCATATAGATACTCTGATGGAAGCAAAGGTAAAATCATCTTAGACAGAGATGACCTAGAGCAAGAGAAATATGTAAATAGAGAATATCCTAATACAGATACAGAAAAACTTATAAAGGTACATAACTTTGCAGGCTCGACAAATGAAATGAGAGCCAAGCACCTATTAGGTGAAATAGAGAATGGTAGAGTTAAATTCCCAGCTCCTGTTGGAGCAAAATCAAAGCAAGAAGAAGATACTATTGAAGAGTTTAAGAAAACATGGTCAGAGATAGCAAGTATTCAAGCGACCACAAATGGGAAGTATATCAAATTCTCAACTCCATCTAGGACAATGAAAAAGGATAGATGGACAGTAACAGAGCTTGGAGTTTATATGGCAGATGAATATCAGAAAGAATCCACCAAAAGAAACAATGATGTTTACATGGGTGGATGGAACACTGGAAACAGAAGAGGGGGTGTCATTTAGATAGTGGCAGAAAATGAAGTTAATGAAGAAGATACAAAAGTAGCAATGGGGTCTTTTAATCATTACGACATGAACATGGAGGATTATGAACAACCCTCTTTAACTGAAATACTTAGACCTAAGCGTAGAAAAAAGAAGCTTGAAAAAGCTAGAGACTATGTTTGGACAAATGGTTTGCTGTTCAGAATTATAAAGCTCAAAGTTGATTTCGCTTCAGCTGGCCTACAACCAGTACATGAAGATGAAGAAGTTGAGCAGTTTTACAAAGACATTTATGAAGAAATAGATATTGACCAATTTGTTCGCAATGCTGTGTATGAACATGAGGTAGTTGGCGAATGGTACCCCTACTACACATGGGAAGATGGTAAACCAACAAATATTTCACTGCTAGACCCTGATTTAGTTGAAGTTGACAAAGTGTTTGATAAAGACATTTTATATATGAAACCACCTAGTGGTTTGCAAAGAGCATTGAATAATTTTAGTGATTTGTCAGCTAAACAAAAGAGAGATATTAAAAAGAGAGTACCTAATGGAGTACTTAAGAAGTGGAAGAATGGAGAGACAGTTCCACTAAGTGAGGAAAATGCTAGAAGGTATTATAATCTTAAATCTGATTATGATAAATATGCTCACTCTCCAATTGAGCCTATTTTCAATGACCTTGAAATTTACAAGACTCTACAGGAGGCTGACTATGCAACAGCTAAGAAGTTGAAGCAGTTAATCCTACATGTTCGTGTAGGTGGCAAAGATTACAATGATGGTCAACCTGTTGATAAGGATTTAATTGACCAAACTATTAATATGTTCAATAACCCTTCTAAAAACATGGAAGTATTCACACAATATTTTGTGGATGCTGAGTACATTATTCCTGATATGGATGTATTTACAGAAGATAAATATGCTAATGCAATTAGTAATATTGTCAACTGGTCAGGGGTTAATGTGATGGTCGAACAAGGTGGAAGTTACTCTCAAGGATATATAAAAGTTAAGGGCTTAAAACAGGCTGTAAACAATGCTAGAAAGGCTGTAAAGAAAGCTCTTAATGACTTAAATAAATTAATTGCTGAAAAGAACAATCTAAAGTATTATGGGAAGCTAAAAACTCCTGATATTAAATTTAGCAACAATGCATTAAAGGACGATAAAGAGGTTAGGCAAAGCGTTCAATTCCTTTACAAGCATGGGATTCTTAGTGCTGACGATACACTTGATGCATTTGGTTATAGTATGGATAGACAGATGAGAAAGAAAGAGGATGAAGAGGAGTATGAAGATTTAATAAGGATTCCATTTGAGCCTAGTCAGGGCTTAGTGGAAGAAGAGGAAATTCCTAATAATCAGAATAATAACCCACAAGATAACAATCAACCAAGACCTTAGAATAAGGGGGTGAGATAACAGTTGAAACTTAAGACAAAGAGTTTAAAGGCAAAAGTTACTAACATCAAAACTACTACTGCCAGTAGTAAAGAGGGCAGTTACGACAAAATGTATATTACATTCAACTTACTCCACACCCTTCCAGTTGTCAATTCGAAGGGTAGCACATTTGAACCTGAACCAACACAGAAAGCTGTTGATACAGTGGTAGATGGGTACTTAAACATTGAGCATCTGCAAGGTTTTAATGTTGGTTCAGTTGTAGAGGCTGAGTATAAAACCAACGATAATGATGTTGGGTATATTGAATGTTTAGGTGTAGTTTGGAAGAGTAGCCTGAAGGAGTACCAAGTAAACCCTCAAGAAATATTAGATGGTAAGTTTGGTATTTCAATGGAGGTTGCTTACACAGACTTCTATTTCCTACATGGTGATGAGAAAAAATTAGCTGATGGGAATGAGCATTTAGAGAATTACATAGGTGAAGAGTTTGAAGATGAAGAAGTAGTTGAAGTGATTAAGCCTTTAGAGTTAAAAGGTGGTGCATTAACTGAAACACCAGCTGATAAAGGTGCAGTCATAAAAGAGGTTAGAGCTAAAGTTGCAAATTTAGACAAAGATGATGATGGCGATAATGACGACAATACCTTAAAAGGAGGCAATCAAGATATGTTTAAAGAGTTTGAAACAGAAGAAGAGTATAATCAACACTTAGAAGATGTAAGACAAGGTTATGCAAAGGTAGAAGATATTCTATCTAAGTTCCCTGAAGATTTACAAGGTGATGATGTAGAAGATGTTGTTGAGGAAGTTGCTGGTTTAAAGAGTGACCTTAAAGAAACACAGGCTAGTTTTGAAGAGTATAAGAAAGAAGTACTGTTCAAAGAGAGAAAAGCTTCTTTAGAAGAAGTTGATATTGAGGTAGTTGAAGAGGATAAAGAAGAAATTATCAATATGTCAGAAGCTACTTTTGATATGCTTGTTGAGTCTAATAAAGATAAGTTAGACCAAGTAAATGAGAGCAATGCTTCTACTAATGATGACAGTGATGAAGGAAAGCTTGATGCAAACATTCAGCAGTCTTTCAGTAATGAAGATGTTGATGTAGATACAGCTGTTGATAGTCTTTAAAAATAATTTTAAAAATAAGGAGTGAATAAATAATGAAAGAAATGAGAACAGCGTTTGAATTTGGATTTAGTATAAAAGGCAAAAGAAGAGGAGATGTAGGAGAGGACTTAGTTGGTATCTTTAAGGCACCTGCTGATATGGCTACTCCTACTTACGAAGGTACTCCTCTTGATATTGATACTGCTAATGATGGATATGTAAAAGTTACTGCAGATGGTGAGAGACCTGAGTTTCTACTTACTTCAAGAGTTAATGATGCACTGGAAGACATTCATATGTATGAAGGTATTATTAAGCTAGATGAAACACAGCCTGATGAACCTGTAACAATGGTTAGATTTAAGAAGGGTGCTATTATTAGAACTGCACTTATTAAAGATGGTTATACTCCAACAGCAGGAGATGAAGTATACTATGAAGCTGGTGAGCTGACAGATACTGACCCAACTGGAGATACCTCTGGTGTAGTTGTTGGTGAAGTTAAGCAAGTTATTGATGGAAGAGTAAGAGTACTTTTAAAGTAAACAATCAGAATATTATAAATATTAAATAAATTTCTAAGGAGGAATAATTAAAATGAGTAAAATTAAAACAAGATTAGCAAGTAACCAAGATAGACTTGAAGGAAAAGCAAAAGCTAAAAAAGAAAGAGAAGAGAAAGCAAGCAGAGAAGATAAAGTAAAAACTCTGAAGGCTATGGCTGATGACAAAGATTTACAGACCCAGTTTGCAAGTAAGATTGCAGATAAAACTTCTGTAGGTATTGAAGGTCAGCTAATATTTTCTGATTTTCTAAATATGGGAACAATTGATACAGGTGAGCCACTAATTTATACATTAGATGAACCTGTTGATAGAGCTTCTATCAATGAGATTTCCATGCAAGGTGGTAGACCTCGTGAGTCCATTGTCCAGAACGCTGACTATGTAAGAGTTAATCCTTACCTAGTAAGTTCTCCTGAAGTTTCCATGAGCAAGTTCTCCTTAAGACAGGGTGATATCTCTGCTAAGGATAAAGCTCTTAAGAGACTTGAGAAAGCTGAAGCAAAAATGATGGATGAAGATGCTAAAAGCTTACTTGATGGTGGAATTACCACTGACTTTGCTGGCGTTGATGGGATTCATATTGATGACAATGTAACTGAGTTCCCTGCAGGAAACAATAAAGATATGTCAGCTCAGGGTGGAATCACAATGGATGTATTAAAAGAAATTGCTAGACATTCCAACCTGATTGGAAAGCGCATAAGAAATGTATATGTTCCATCCACAAGACTTACTGATGTTTGGGACTTCATGAGCTTACCAGCTGGATATGATGATGGCAGTGGTGTTGATGCAGATACTGTAGTCCCACAAGCAATGCATGAGCAGATTGTTCGTACAGGTACACTGAAGAATATCTTTGGTTATGATATGAATCTTATTCCAGTAAATACTCTTAATGGAGACCCTAATAATGGAGATGTAAACATTTGGGTATCCACAACTGAGCCTGCTGGAGAGTACAGAGAGATTCCTAAGTTTACTAATACATACAATGATGAAGATGCAAAGCGTTTATACTTCACATTGAATAAAGCAATCGCTATGTTCCAAACTCCAAACCAGCGTCTAAATTATATGAAGATTCAGATTGCATAAATAAATAATTAAATAATAATACAGGGGGAGTAATCTTCCTGTATATTTTAACAAAGGAGAGGGTAACATGAAAGTAAAGTTATTTGAAGATGTAGCACCACCATTTATAGGTGGAGTTGAGTGTAACCATGATGAAGAAAAAGAAATTAAAAATACAGACCACCTTAAGCATTATATTGAAAAAGGTGTAGATATCAGAGTTTTAGAAGATGGTGAGTACATCAAAGGTGAGGAATACTTTAGTGAAGATAAAGAAGAAAAAGAAGTAAAAACAAAAAAGGTTACTTCTGGAATTAACACTTTAGATTTTGAAGAAATTTTTGATGGTCACTGGAAAACTCAAGTAAAAGAAATTAAAGAAATTGAAGATGTAAAGTTAGTTGAGAAAGCTATTGAGTACACTGAAGCAAATGATGTGTCAGACACAGTTGCTGAAAAAGCTAAAGAACATCTTGAAGATTTAAGAGAAGAATAAGGGGGTGTTAGGATATGACCCTCATTACAGATAGCATATTACCAAAACTTCGTAGAGCGATTGATGATAACGAAGAACCATATGCTATGGCAGACTCTTTACTAATAGAATACATAGAAGATGCAATAGATGGTATTAGGCTTGATTGGACTCATGACTATGTAGTAGATAGAGAAGCTCATAGTATAGAGCCTGATGTAGAACAACATCATCAAGTACTATTTGCTTTGAGAGCTAAACTAGACATCTTAGAGAGAAACTCAGATATCACAATTCGTACAAACTCTGTTGATGTTGTGCAGAAAGATATAACTAAGAAGAATGTTAAACAAAGACTACAGAGAGCAATTAATAACTTAATAGCTCGTGAATGTATGGGCGTTGCTCAAGATGAATTTGATGATTTAGATAATTACTTAAGGATAGGGGGATTATGGTATGGCTACTATGAAGGATAGAGAACAAAAAGCGTTAGAGGAAGCTTTTGAATTAGACAATAAGACAATCTCAGTATTGCTCGCTAACCACAACAGTAAGATGAAGATGATTAAGAATGATATGGTGACATCTTTAGATTTACTAGATGGTGTTGCTGAGGGTAATATTACTCAAAAAGAGTTGCTGAGAAAAAAGATTTTAGATAATTATAACGACCTGATTAGAGAAAATTTATCTCTAATTGAGGAGTTAACAGAAATATTAAAAAAGGAGTGAACTAAATAATGGCTTTTACAGATGTATATGATAGTTCAGAAATAGTTGTCGAAGTAGGGCAATATGATACAGATTCATGGAATTACACTACTATTGCTTATCGCAGAAGTTTAAGTATTGATAAGCCTGATAATACTCGTAATGTTCATGACAAACTTAGTTTAAAAGGGAAAAAACTAACTAGAGGAGATAATACTTTAGGTATTTCCCAAGAATTTCAAGGATTTGGAGAAGGCATTGAGCAATTCCAACAAGCTAATGGCCTCATAGTAAAGGTTAGTGTTCAGCCACATGATGGTAGCACACCTAATGAGCCTGTACATTACTTTACTAATTGGTGTACAATTCCACTTTCCTATGGTGAGTTCTCTGATGAAGGCGAAGTTGATGTTACTTTAGAAGGTAATTTTAACAAAGAGGTAACTGAAGAGCCTGCAAATGATTCATTTTAACCAATAGTTACTAGGTAAGGTAGGATAATTTAATTTATTTGCTGAGTGCATAGTATCCTACCTAACTATGCACTTTTTTACTATAATTTAAGGAGGAATATTTAATGGAATTAACAGTACAAAATGAAGGCACAGTAACTTTTGAATCTGCTAGCACAGATGGGGATAAGTTTAATAATAAAGTAAAAAGGAAAGTACTTGTAAAGAATGATGGGGCATCTCCTGTTGATGTAACAGTAGTTGCTCAAGAGCCTTGTCAGCTTGGTGAGTTACATGATGAGGTAATTACAGTACCAGCTGGTGATACAGCAATATTGCCTGAATTGCAAGATAAATTCTACACAGATGACTTAGGCTTCACACATCTTGACTATTCAGACAAAACAAGTCTTACAGTAGCTGTGATAGATGCTTAAGAGATGAGGTGGTTTAATTGGCACAAGCAGAAGTACTTAGTGGTTATGATGGGAGAATTTACTTAACCACTAAGCAATCACAAAGCTCAACTTTTAGTATAACAGATAATAGTACCATAACAATTGATAACTCAGATAACACTAGAGAGTTGCTTAAGATAACAATAACTCCATCTACTACAACTAATATAACCTTTAACAGTATTACTGATGGAGTATCAACAGTAACCTCAAGTGGAATTACATTAACAGAAACTGATGATTTAGTTTTAGACTTTAAGAATCAGGTATATACCAAAAATGGTACTAGAGTTTCTGATTTAACCTTTGGTAACAAAAGAATAGCACTTCAGAAAGATACCAGTCAAGATTTAACCATAGATGGCAGTGGTTATATTGACATAATTGTTGAGTATGAGGGTTACAATACTGATGAAGAGCTTAGTTATGTTGAAAGTTTTAGTTTAGATTACTCAGTAGAAACCTCCCATAAAAAAGGGTATAAGAATAATAAGATTATAACAACTAATTTTGAGGGGGAACAATATGATGTTAACATTAGCAAATTTACTATCTCAGAGAGATTTTTACAAGGAATACTGGATGGGAGAAAACACAGAGTCAGATTTGATGTAGATAATCCAGCAACAGGAGACAATATGACACATACTTTATTAGATATAGTGTTTGAAAGCTATGGTTATGGCTTTACAGCACCTGATGAAATCATGATGGAAGATATTCAGGGTAGTGCAAAAGATTTAATTTTTAATAATTAACTAAAAAATAGGAGTGGTTAAAATGGCAAAAAAGGTAGCAGAAGTTTGGGATGAATTAGAAGGCGCAAAAGCAGAGTTAAAAGAAGATGTAGATATTAAGATTGGTGAAAAAGAAGTAACACTTGAAGTTAAGTTAGTAGAACTTGATGAGATTCAAGAAATAAATGAGTACTATGATGAAGGTAATTATATTAAAAAACCTAAGATTCAGGTACCAACCAATGAAGGTAAGAAGAATATTGAAGTCCCAACAGATGAACAAAAGTATCAGAGATTCAACACTCATAAAAAGGCTAAAGAGTGGGCTAAGAAAATTAATAAGCAGAGAAACTATCATATGGCCTATGAGTTTTTAGCTGATGAATATAAACCTGCAGACAATGTTGAAGATGGTATTGAAATGCTAAAAGAAAGATTAAGATATTCTGATATCGTAAATATTGTGCAAACTGGATTCGATATTAATGGATTTGGGAAGCAATTGGGGAAGCAAAATCAAGACTCCTAAGTGATGATAATACCACAGGAAAAATAGAAAATGGTGTCTCTTTAAGATACCAAGTACTTACCATTTGGGAGAATTATGGTTATACCCCTGATGAGTGGGAAGAGATTGACAAAAAGACAAAAATGGACTTGCTCGCAAAGTTAATCTTAGACAATGAAAGAGAGGTAAGGGTTAAAGAGAACATGAAAGAATCATAACCATGTTCTCTTTTTCTATATATTTTGAGCTTCACAGGAGGTCAAATATGATTACTGAATTACAGAAAAAACATGCTCAGAAAGAAGTTAATAGAGCTTTAAAAAATACATACATAGACTTTAGATATAAAGAGGGAGGTTTTGAATCATCCTTTGAGCAAGAGGCTCCTTCAGGAATGTCTAGCTGGCAAGAGATTGGATGTACAATTGACAATATCTCACAGGTAAACCAAAAGAAATATCCATTTGCAGAGGTATCAGAGGGGGATATCGTGGTTTTATTGCCAGCAGATACTAAACTTCCTTTAGATAAACAAAGCTATGAAATCGACTATAAGGGTAGTATATATAAGTGTGAGTCAAAGCCTTATCCTTATGATGTAATACAAGATGTCGTGCTTTCATATGCACTGGTAGGTGAGCTAAATGCTTGATTTTGATGATAGTGAGCTAGATGACTTTATAGATAATATTAGCAGTACTGTAAAAAATGATAGCAAGCTAGTTGATAAGTGGAAGAATATCTTATATGTAGATGCTAACCTATTATCGTTCTTGAAAATGAATATTGGTTCAGAGGTATATGGTCAAAGTACTGATAATCCTGATGCAGTAGCTGTTGACCCAAATTCAAGTGACCCTACACCAAATGTAATGTATCACAGAACTGGTGACTTGATGAGGTCAGCAAGGCTTAAGATGACTGATAGAGGCTTAGTGCTGTATATGGACAATGATTGGTTAGGAGACCAACCACAGGCTAGCTTATCAGCTACACAGCAGATATCAGAAGGATATAGCTGGAGAGATGAGTATGGTGAAGTTCTACCATCTTTTGGTGAAGCAAGAGATGCACATCAAGGTGATGGTTATGCTATTGATGTAGAGGAAGGTAGAAGCTTCACAAATGAAAGTGTCTTAGGTACATTTGGGGCAGAGATACCACCTAGACCATATATGAAAGTTACATTTCAAGAATTACCTAAGCGATTAGATAGAATGGATAAGAGTAAGATTACAGATATTTTAATAAAGGAATTAATTAGTTAGGAGGGATTAAATGGCCTATAAACAGATTGACCCTGCTGACATTGTAAATGATGCAGAGTTTAATTTAAAAGAATTAATAGAGCAGGAGTTTGATGCACATTATGTATTCGAAATGGAAGAGTCTTACAACGCTGTAGACTCTGAGCCATATAAACCTGTATTTTATTTTCAGTTTGGAGATACAAAACCAATAAAGAGAAATGTAATTATCAATGAAGAAGGAGCAAGGGGAGATAAGATATCTCTTCAGTATATTGTTTTTGTTTTACTTAATGACGATTATAACCCTGATATTAAAACTAAAAGGGATTTGAATAGAGTTTCTAATGATTTTGTAGATACAGTAGATATTAAAAAAGAAAAATTGTTAGAATATTTTGATAGCTTTAATTTAAGCACACAGGTTGATGGGTCAGTAAAAAGCCCTGAAGGATTTACAGTTAATAAGCACATGTTAAGTTTAGTTGTCAACAAGGAGAGGTAACAATAGGAAGGGGGTTCGACATTCCTTGTAATAGGAGGTACACAAAATGGCAGATTATGGATTAAATATTGACATACGATTTACAGATTCATACAAGAAAGATTTGCAAAAACTTCAGTCAGGACTTCAGGATATTCAGCAAGAATTTAAAGATATTAATAATGTTGCTAAACAGCTAGATAATGCTGTTGGTAGTAGCACGAAACAAGCTAGTAACTCATTAAAAAAGCTTGACAAAAGACTTGCTGAAGTAGAACAACAAACCAAAGAATTAAGTAATCAAAACAAAAACATGAGTGCTTCTATGGATAAGCATGAAAAGGGAGTAAACGACTTAAGCTCTGACTATGGTAAGTTAGAAAAGCAGTTAAATGATACCCAGAAGGAACTAAGTCAGTTAGAGAGACAACAGGACAAAGTTAACAAAACCTCCAGTAAGGCCTCAAGTAACTTAAGTAAAACCAACAAGTCTATAGACGACTACTCTAAAAAGACAAAAAAGGCCACAGCAGATACTAAAAGTTGGCAGAGTAGATACTCTGAAGCAATGGGTATAGCTGTTCGTAGTACTGCGATATGGGGCGTTGCTACAACAGCAATTTATGGCACTAAGAGAGCCTTAGAAGCCACTGCAGATGCTATGGCTCAAATAGATGAGCAAATGGTTGGAGTTCAGAAAGTAATGGGTGACAGAGTAGAGGACTTCCAAGAGATGGAGAAAGCTAGTGCTAGATTAGGTATG